GCGCTTGAGAGCAGGAACAGCGTCTTCGCAAGAGACGATCTGGGCTTTGAAGCTTGGTTCGACTCGTGAAGCGATCGAGAAGCAGAAACTCGAGAACGAAAACGCACTGCTGGCTACTAAGAAAGAAGTAATGGATAGTCAGAAGCGCATCGAGGGTCTCTACGAAGACGCATTGAACGCCATGCGAGCGTATGCAGGACACAAACCTGCAAACAACGACGCAGTCAATCTAGACGATTCGAACTACGAGGTCGTTCGCGATGAGATCGTATTCTGAGCTCATCCAGCTACCTACACACGCGGAACGGTTTCGATATCTCTCCCTTAAGGGTGTGGTATGCGGCGAAACCTTCGGATCGAATCGATGGGTAAACCAGAGGTTCTACACTTCGCGCGAATGGCGTCAGGTTCGACACGATGTGATCGCGCGTGATGCCGGCTGCGATCTCGCTGTGGAAGGATTTGAAATCCATGACCGGCCGATTATTCATCACATGAATCCGCTGGTGTTGGAAGACATCCTTCACGGCACTTCAAATGCGCTCGACATGGAATTCCTTATTCTCGTTACCCATGACACGCATAACGCGATCCATTACGGTGACGAGAATCAGCTCAGACAACCGTTCACACCGAGAACACCCGGAGATACAAGACTGTGGCAACCTCTGCCTCGTCCAGGAAGGCCAAGCCCGTGACCGAGCCCGCGAAGAACAACACTGACGACAAGCCCACCCCCATCGACCCGCCAGCGGAGTCGAAGTCGACGTCTCCCAAGCACTCGGGTACCGAGGTCAGCAAGGAGACCGAGGCTGCCGACGTGAAGGCGCTGCTCTCGCGTCACACTTTCGACGGCAAGGGCGAGAACGCCATCCCTCCGGAGAACTTCCGCAGCTTCTCCACCGAAGGCGTCGAGAAGGGCGCACTCAAGGACCCCGACGTCATCGCCCAGGAAGTCCTCCACGGCAACTGGGGTCCCAACGCTGACGTCGTGGTCGAGCGCCTCACCGCGGCCGGCTACGACCAGGACCGCATCGACGCGATCGAGCGCGAGTTCAACAACCGGAAGCTGCGCGGCGCTCCTTCCGCGTTCTGATCAGGGAGATGACATGGGCACCCTCATTGCGTACGACCAGCCCGTGCTGGATCTGATCGACGAGCTCAGCGCTACGGGTCACGTCACGCACACGCAGCATCGCAAGTCCAAGGTCACGCTGCACCACAACGGTGGTCGGTTGTCGCACAGTGGTGTCCTGTCTGTCTGGCAGGTTCGACCGGCATCCGCTCACTTCAACATCGACGGTCCAGGTTCGTGTGCTCAGTTCGTCAAGGTGAACGAATACGCCTGGGCGACAGGAAATACGTCGGGCAACGAGCAATCCATCTCGATCGAAATGTGCAACGAGACCGTCGGCCCCGAATGGCGAGTTGGCGAAGCCACATGGCGCGGCGCGGCTCGTCTGGCTGGTTGGTTGTTCGCTCGAGTCATCGGCGAGCGCCCCAACACAAACAATCTCGTTCCTCACGGTTACTGGAGCGCTACATCGTGCCCAGGACCATTCATCAACGGCACCTGGAATGCCGTCCTGACGACCACGCAGCAGTGGTACGACAGGTTCGTCAACGGAGGAGATGACGACATGGTTGACCCCAGTGAGTGGGCTCGCGTCCGTGATCAGGTCGCACACATGAGCGAAGGAAAGTCGGGAGGTTGGCCGGCCGGCGAAGGCTTCCTCAACAACCTGGCCTGGCGGAACGCAGTCAGCGCCGCGCTCACCGCACAGAGCCGAGTTCTGGCCCAGATCGCCGAGGACGACGACGCGGTCAAGCTCGATCCCGAGCAGTTCGCTGCTCTCCGTCTGGATCTGCAAACCGTCGGGCAGAATCTCGAGCAGAAGCTCGACGAACACCTCTCGAACCTGGAGCTCGACGCCGATCTCGGTGACGATGACCTCGCCAAGATCCGCGACACGCTCAAGGCATTCCTGTACACCCAGATGTACGTGTTGGCGCCGAAGCCGAACACCGGTCTCTGACCTTCTCCGTCAAAATGGCAGTACTGAGAGGAGCGTGAGCCCATGGCGCTCAAGACCAAGATCGACATCGACTACATCCGAGCGCAGGGGCTTGCGGCGGAGGGGCGGATTCTCTTCTATCCGCCCCGTGTTCGCATCGACGGACAGGTCCTTTCCAGGACGCCAGTCATCGTCGATCTTTCGAATGGGCTCGGATCGATAGAACTAGTACGCCTTCCGGGCGGAACCTATCGAGTCTCCGAGCAAATCGAAGGTTCGATAGGGTATGGCTTCCACTTCGCGCTCCCGTTGACGTCCCCCAGCGTCATTCGCTACGAAGAGATCGCGCAAGTGGATCCGGTCCCAGCGATCTACACGGTTGTTCGTACTGTCAATGGCATCTCTCCAAACGCCACGACAGGTAACGTTCAGATCGAGGTCGCTGGGACCCCTGGACCTCAGGGGCCTCCAGGCCCGCCCGGGCCTGAGGGAGATCCTGGCGTACAAGGAATTCAGGGCATTCAAGGTATTCCCGGACCCGAAGGTCCTGCGGGTCCACAAGGATCGCCCGGTAATCAAGGCATGCAAGGAATTCCCGGACCAGAAGGTCCAGAGGGTCCTGAAGGACCGCAGGGTATTCCCGGTCAAAACGGAATTCTGAAGAGTTTCTCCCAAACACTCAGCACGGTGGAAACTTTCGGTCCGTGTAGTGATTCCGGAACTTGGACGCTTTGTCCTGCATCCTATCGACCGGCCCCGAGATTCGCGTCGGTTGGCGATCGGGTGCTCTGGACGCCGGCGTTCATCCATCAGAACAATCAGGAAGCGGCTTTTGACATTGCTTCTGTTGTCGATGGCGTGGCTGCTCGATATTTGAGCAGTGGTATTAGTACTCCACTCGCGGGAGGTTACGCCGGTCTCTACATGGTGAACGGATGGCCTCGTAGCCTGAGCCCTACGTGGTTTACGGTGGCCGCCGAGGATCTCGATGCTGAAGGTAAGCTAACGCTAGCTCTGGCTTATCGCGCAGCTGGTAGCGGAAACATGATGGGTAACGCTTTTGTTCCCGGTTACGTCATCGTCGCCAATGCAGGACCGGGAGGCTCGTTGTGAGCGACAAGATTCTCGACGACATCAAGTTGGATCTCGGCCTTCCGGACGACTACGACGTTTTCGATCCAACAGTTCGTCGGCACATCAATTCGGCTCTAGGCCGACTGGCGTCTCTGGGAATCGGCCCCCCGCAAGGGTTTCGTGTCGTTGCCGGAACCGAAACCTGGGATCAGTTCCTCGGCGATCGCACAGATATGGACGATGTCAAATCGTTCGTATTCCTACACACAAAACTGCTTTTCGATCCACCGGCGACTTCCTTTCACATCGCCGCCATCGAGCAGCAGATTCAGAAGCTCGAATGGACTCTCAACGTGAAGAGGGAGGACGAGGAATGGACGGAGCCGATGCCGTAGTCGAGGATTTCCTCGCGCATTTCGGCATCAAAGGAATGAGGTGGGGCATTCGCAAGAAGAAGCCTCATCCGGTCAGCGTGGATGCTCGACAGAAGCAGAACATCAAAGACAAGGTCAAGCAGACCAAGATCGCTTCGGTTTCCAACTCCGATTTGCAGGCCGCCATTCGGCGCATGCAGTTGGAGCAGGACTTCAAGCGACTCAAGGTCAACGAGCAGAACGGCGTGACTCGCTGGCTTTCCTCAACCTTGCTCGAGATCGGCAAGCGTGAGGTTCAGGCCCAAGCTGGTAAGGCAGTGGCGAAATTCGCTGTCAAATCACTCGCAACTGGTGGTGCGGGCTAGAAAGGAGGGTAGTCGTTGGCGCTTTCCAACACGGCTGTTCCGTTCTACTACGGACAATTCCGTGATGCAGTTCTCCGCGGGGATGTTCCCGTAAACCGCGAAATCTCCATGGAGATGAACCGCATTGATGCGCTGATCGACAATCCAAATTTCTGGTACGACGAGGACGCGGTCAAAGGGTTTATTCTCTTCTGTGAGAACGAGCTCACTCTAACCGACGGTAGCGACCTAAAGCTTTTGCCCACCTTCAAGCTGTGGGCAGAGCAAGTCTTGGGTTGGTATCAATTCATCGAACGTCAGGTCTGGGATCCTGATGTGAACAAGTTCGTTGTCAAGACAATCAAGATGCGATTGACAACGAAGCAATATTTGATTGTAGCCCGAGGCGCGGCCAAATCGATGTATGCCGAATGTTTTCAGGCATATTTTCTGATTGTCGATACAGACACGACGCATCAAATCACCACAGCGCCCACGATGAAGCAAGCCGAAGAGGTTATGAGTCCTCTTCGGACAGCTATCACAAGAGCAAAGGGTCCTCTGTTCAAATTCTTGACACAGGGCTCAATGCAAAACACCACGGGGAATCGTTTTCTCCGCCAAAAACTTGCCGCAACAAAGAAGGGTATCGAGAACTTTCTTACGGGAAGTATGCTCGAGATTCGTCCAATGTCGATCGGCAAGTTGCAGGGTCTTCGAACCAAAATGTCGACCGTGGATGAATGGCTATCCGGAGATCTGCGTGAGGATGTCATCGGCGCGATCGAGCAGGGCGCATCAAAACTTGACGATTACCTGATTCTGGCGATCAGTTCTGAAGGCACCGTCCGAAACGGTTCTGGTGATACGATCAAGCTTGAACTTCAGGAGATTCTCAAGGGCGACTATTACGCTCCGCATATTTCCATCTGGCATTACCGATTGGATGAGCTCGAAGAGGTCGGCGACCCGGAGATGTGGGTCAAAGCTCAGCCCAACATCGGTAAGACCGTTACGTACGAGACATATCAACTGGATGTCGAGCGTGCAGAGAAAGCCCCAGCTGCTCGTAACGATATTCTCGCAAAGAGGTTTGGTATCCCCATGGAGGGATACACTTACTTCTTTACTTATGAGGACACCATTCCTCATCCTCCTCGAAAATACTGGGGATTGCCCTGCGCTTTGGGCGCAGACCTTTCTCAGGGTGACGACTTCTGTGCGTTCTCATTCCTCTTCCCTCTTTCGCTGGGTCGTTTTGGCGTAAAGACGCGCAGTTATATCTCTTCGAACACTCTTCTAAAACTTCCGGGCGCTCTCAGGCATAAGTACGAAGAATTTCGCCATGAGGGAAGCCTTCACGTGCTTGACGGCACGGTTCTTGACATGATGGAGGTCTACGATGACCTTGACCGTCATATTCAGGAGAAAAGTTACGATGTTCGATGCTTCGGTTACGACCCTTATAACGCCAAGGAATTCGTACAGCGTTGGGAGCTCGAAAACGGAGCTTGGGGCATCGAGAAGGTCCCGCAGGGTGCTCGTACAGAGTCGGTACCACTTGGTGAGCTGAAGAAGCTTGCTGAGAACCGACTGCTCATATTTGACGAAGCCCTTATGTCCTTCACGATGGGTAACGCCATCACGTTGGAAGATACGAACGGCAACCGGAAGCTTTTGAAGAAGCGTTCCGAAGAGAAGATCGACAATGTGGCGTCTACCATGGATGCCTACATCGCCTGGAAGGTCCACAAGGAGGCGTTCGAGTAATGAGGGGAGGTAATGGATGGGAAGGTTCACCGACCGGCTGGCGCATGCGTGGAACGCGTTCGTAAACCTCGACAGGACTGAGCTTTTTGAGTCTGTCGCGTCCTACGGAACGCGGCCGGATCGAACTCGCCTCAGGTACACGAACGAAAAGACGATTGTCGCCGCTATCTACACGCGTATGGCGATCGACTTTGCCAGCCTGGACTTCAAACACGTTCGTCTGGATGACCAAGATCGTTTTGAGTCCGAAATCAAGAGTGGCTTGAACGACTGTCTGAATGTTCAGGCAAACATCGATCAAGCAGCTACGCATTTCCGGATGGATATTGCCCTCTCGCTGTTTGGTGAGGGCGTGATCGCAATTGTTCCTGTTGACACCACGGCCAACCCGAATTTGACCGGCGGTTTCGACATCAAAACGATGCGAGTCGGCCGCATCACTCAGTGGCATCCGGAACACGTGCGCGTTGAGCTCTACAACGAGCGAACGGGACGGCGAGAAGAGGTTCTACTCGCCAAAGAATTCGTCGCGATCGTGGAGAATCCATTCTACCCGATCATGAATGAACCGAACTCGACGTTGCAACGCCTTATTCGAAAGCTCCACTTGCTGGACGCGGTCGATGAGCAGTCGAGCTCGGGTAAGCTGGACATCATCATTCAACTTCCATACACCGTCAAATCAGAAACGCGTCGGAAGCAAGCCGAACAGCGTCGTAGCGACATCGAGTTCCAGATGAAGTCGAGCCAATACGGCATCGCCTACATTGACGGAACTGAAAAGGTCACCCAGCTCAATCGACCTTCCGAAAACAATTTGCTGAAGCAGGTCGAGTACCTCGAATCACTGCTGTACAGCCAGTTGGGCATTTCCAAGAAGGTAATGGACGGTACTGCCGAACAGTTGGAAATGCAGAACTACTACAACCGCACGATCAAGCCAATCGTGCAAGCTGTTCGTGAAGCAATGGTTCGCTCTTTCTTGACGAAGACTGCGCGAAGCCAGCATCAGAGCATCATGTTCTTCCGCGACCCGTTCGCGTTGATTCCTGTCGAACAACTGGCCGAGATCGCGGACAAGTTCACGAGGAATGAGATCCTCACTTCGAACGAAATCCGAACGGCCATCGGCTTCATCCCGTCCAAGGACAAGAAGGCTGACAAGCTCGACAACGCCAACATGCCCGACGACAAACGTGGTAATGGACCGCAACCGGCTCTGGAACCCCGCGCCCCACAACGCGCTCTAGAGTCGCCGCCCGAGCGACTTCGCTCTGTTTCATGAAAGGAGACGCCGTGGAGAACCACGATTTCGGTGGTTGGGCAACCGTGGCGAATCGCAAGTGCTCGGACGGGCGAACCATTTCGCCGACCGCGTTCAAGCACATGCACCAGCAGACCGTTCCGCTGATCTGGCAGCACGGTCACGGCAAGGTCGACAACGTGCTGGGTCACGCGGTGCTCGAGCATCGCGAAGAGGGCGTCTACGCGTACGGCTTCTTCAATGACACGCCGGCTGGAAAGGCGGCGAAGCAGCTCGTCGCCCACAAGGACATCAAATCCCTGTCGATCTTCGCCAGCAAGCTCGTCGAGAAGGCCAAGACTGTTCTGCATGGCGTCATCAACGAGGTGAGTCTCGTTCTCGCCGGCGCCAATCCGGAAGCACGCATCGACTACGTTCGTGTTGTGCACGGCGAAATCGACCCCGACCTCGACGAGATCCACGATGAGGACGCGATCATCCACTCCGGCGTGCAGGAATTCGACCTGCGGATGGAGACGGACAACACGCTGGAACACAAGTCCATCATGGATGTGCTGGACACGCTGAACGCCGAACAGCAGGAAGCAGTGAAGATCCTGCTGCACCGGGCGCTCACGGACACGGAGTTCAAGCACTCCGACTCGGACGACGAGTCCGACGACATCAAGACCGAAGACAAGGCCGAGTCGGACAAGGACGACTCCCTGGAGCACCAGGAGGAAGGACCCGTGACCAACGTGTTCGAGAAGAACGCTGACACCCTGCAGCACGACGCCGGCGCCAGCCGCGGCAAGACGCTGACGATCGAACAGCTCCGGACGATCTGGAAGACCTCCAAGAAGCTCGGTACCTTCAAGGAGGGTTTCCTCGCGCACGCGGAGGAGTTCGGCTTCCTTCCCGCCGGCGTCGAAGAGTTCAGCGAGCTGGCTCACGCCGAAGGCGACTACGGCATCACCAACATCGACATGCTGTTCCCGGACGCGCGGACGATCGAGAACAAGCCGCAGTGGATCACGCGCCGGCGCGACTGGGTCGAAGACGTCATCAACGGTACGCGCAAGCTGCCGTTCTCGCGGATCAAGAGCATGTCCGCGGACCTCACGCACGAGGAAGCCCGCGCCAAGGGCTACATCAAGGCGACGATGAAGAAGGAGCAGTTCTTCGCGATCGCCAAGCGGGAAACCACTCCGCAGACCATCTACAAGAAGCAGAAGCTCGACCGCGACGACATCGTCGACATCACCGACTTCGATGTCGTCGCATGGCTGTGGGTCGAGATGTACTTCATGATCCGCGAGGAGGTCGCGCGCGCGATCCTCGTCGGCGACGGTCGCGAGATCGACGACCCGGACAAGATCAAGGACGACAAGATCCGTGCGATCGTCCACGACGACGTCTTCTACACCGACGTCAAGACCGTTCCGGCCAACGTCGCGGGTGAGGCTCTGGTCGAGGCGGTTCTCCGTGGCCGTGAGGACTACTGGGGCACTGGCCCGAAGGCCTACATGACCACCGGCGTCATGATGGACATGCTGCTGTCCAAGGACAACCTCGGTCGTCGCTACCACAACTCCAAGGCCGAGCTCGCTTCGGCTCTGGCGGTCTCCGAGATCGTCGAAGTCCCCGTCATGGCCGGCGTGCAGCGCGGTGGCGGCGAGGTTCTGGTCCTGATCGTCAACATGTTCGACTACTCGGTCGGTTCGACCAAGGGCGGCGAGCTGACGAAGTTCGAAGATTTCGACATCGACTTCAACCAGTACAAGTATCTGATCGAGACCCGACTCTCGGGTGCTCTGACCGAGTACAAGACTGCCCAGATCATCGTCCGCGGTGCCGGCATCTTGATCGTCACCACAAACGTCCCGCCCACGTTCGTTCCGTCTACGGGTGTCGTCACGATCCCGACCGTCACGGGCGTCACGTACAAGAACCAGCAGACCAACGCCACGCTCGCCGCGGGTGCGCAGGCTGCGATCGCTCCCGGAGCGAGCATCTCGATCGTCGCGGTTCCGGACACCGGCTACTACTTCCCGCACAACTACGACAACGACTGGACCTTCACGCGCGACCTGTAGTGGAGGTGCCGGATGCGTAGATTTTTCGGGAAAATCGGGTACGAAACTGTCGTCGATAAAGGCCAAGGAGTCTGGGAACAGGAATACACAATTCGCTCGTACATCGGTGATGTCATCCGGAACGCGACGCGAGTTGGGAACGGAGAGAAAGTCAACGATGATCTCTCTGTCGGGAATTCCATTTCTATCGTGGCAGATGCGTACGCGATCAACCGCTTCTCCACCATCCGGTACGTGGAATGGGCGGGGACAGCGTGGAAGGTTGAAGAAATCACCTTGGCGCACCCCCGCCTCATTCTGAGGTTGGGGGGTGTTTACAACGGACCGAAGGCCCCAGTTCCAAGTGGTCCTTGAGGCCATCTTGGCCAAGGTATATTTCCAGCCGCCTTCAAACGTTACAATGGAATACCCTTGCATTGTGTACGAGTTGGCGACCGGTAGAAGCGAGTATGCAAACAACAAACCGTACTCGTATACCCAGCAGTACGAAGTCAAGCTGATCGGTAGATCCCCCCAGCCGGAAAAGTTCCACGAGCTGGCATTCTTGCCGAGGTCGAGGCACTCTCAAAGTTACGTCGCGGAAAATCTCAACCACGACGTATTTCTCATCTACTTCTGATTGTGAGGGAAGAATGGTCGCACTTGCGTGGGACAAGACCGGTGAGCGGTTCTACCGTACCGGCGTCGACAAGGGTGTGTTGTACCAGAACGACGCCGGCGAGTACGTCGACGGCGTGGCATGGAACGGTCTGACGAACGTCACGGCTTCTCCGTCGGGCGCCGAATCCAACAAGCATTACGCCGACAACATCGTCTACCTGAATCTCGTTTCGGTGGAGGAGTTCGGCGCGACGATCGAGGCGCTGAGCTACCCCGATGCATTCGAGCAGAACGACGGTTCGGCTACGCCAACTCCGGGCGTCACGATCGGGCAGCAGCGCAGGAAGCCGTTTGGTTTCTGCTACCGCACCCTGATCGGCAACGATGTCGAAGGCAACGACTACGCCTACGAGCTCAACCTGGTGTGGGGCGCTCTCGCCGCTCCGTCGGAGAAGGCCAGTCAGACGGTCAGCGACTCGCCCGAGCCGCAAGCTCTCTCGTGGGAGCTGACGACCACGCCGGTCAACGTGGGCACCGTTCTCGGCATCGAGTACAAGCCCACGGCGAAGATGACGGTCCGCAGTGACAAGACCGACCCGGTCAAGTTGGCCGCACTCGAAGCGGCTCTCTACGGCACGGTTTCGACGGATCCCATCCTGCCTTTGCCGGCAGACGTGATCCTCATGCTGGCGTCGACGCTCACGTCGGCAACGCCGGCTGCTCCGACGTACAACTCGACGACCGACCTGATCACGATCCCGGGTACGACCGGCGTCGAGTACCTGATCAACGGCGTCATCGTGCCGGCCGGTGACTACGGCCCGATCACGGCCAACACGGAGGTCAAGGCGCGTCCGGCCACGGGTTACAAGTTCCCGCAGCCGACCCAGACGCAGTGGGTCTTCACGTTCGCGTAAAGGGGTGAGAGAATGCTCGTGATCGATGTCGTAACCGCTGAGTCGTACGACGAAACAACCGAAAAGTTCGTCAAGGCCGAGAGTGTACGACTCGAGCTCGAGCATTCTCTTGTCTCGCTGTCAAAATGGGAGGAGACCTGGGAAAAACCGTTCCTCTCAACAGCAGAGCGTACGACCGAAGAGACGATCTCGTATGTCAAGGCGATGGTTGTTGGCCCCGAACCGTCTCCGGAAGTTTTCTTCCACCTTCTGAACGAACATCTTGACGAGATCAAAGAGTATGTAGCGGCTAAGAAGACGGGAACAAATCTTCCGCCTCAGCAGAACTCAGGTCGCAGAGAAACAATCACGGCTGAGATGATCTACTATTGGATGACCAAGCTAGGCATCAGCATGGAATGTCAGCATTGGCATCTCAACCGGCTTTTTGCTTATCTGCGCTTGCATGCTCTAAAAGAAAGTCCACAGCGTAAGATGTCGATGGAGGATCGACGAGCTCTGAATAAACGACGTCAACGCGAATGGGGCACCAAGGGCTGAGAGGAGGCTTGAATGACGCGAATCGACTGGGACGGAATCAACAAGAGATTCTTCGAAGTCGGTGTTGACCGTGGTGTGCTTTACATCGGTAACGAACCAGGCGTTCCGTGGATCGGTTTGCGCCAAGTGGATTTTGCTGCGTCCGGTGGAGAGCAGAAGGTTCGCTATCTGGATGGCGTAGCCATTTCCAACTACTCGTCTCCCGAGAAAATCTCGGCCACCATCAGTGCATTCAGCTATCCAGACGAGTTTGAGCAGTGCGATGGGACTGCTCAGCTGGAAAACGGTTTGCGAGCGAAACAGCAACGGCGCAAGCCGTTTGCTATGTGTTATCGATCAAAGATCGGCAACGATTCGGACGGAGTCGATCACGCGTACAAGATTCATATCTTGTACAATTTGCGGGCAGAGCCGTCGCAGCGGGGATACGAGACGCTGAATGACGAAAACAACCCCATGGAATTCAGTTGGGCGGTGAATGGGCGTGGAGCCAGAGTAGCCGGACTTCTCCCAACGGCTCATTTCGAGATTGATTCTCGCAAAGTTCCAGCAGCGTTGCTTCTGCAACTTGAAAATATGTTGTACGGAGCTGAAGGAAGCGACCCGACGCTTCCGACTGCCGGAGAGCTCGTGTTCTTGTTCGATTCGTTCCTGGATCTGGTCTACGACGCTGGAGGTCCTTACACGCCAGTCTTCTCAGTCCACGATGCCGGAGACATCGACACTCCTGTCACGACGACTATCGATAGTGGTGAGGTGTAATGGCTGATGGTGTAAAGCAGCAACAGCGTCGAGGACTCGAAGCAGACTGGATTCTTTCCAACTACGTTTTGGACGACGGTGAGCTAGGTGTAACCCTCGATACCGGCGTGATCAAGATCGGCGATGGCGTCAACGCTTGGGAGGATCTTCCCATCGCGTTTTCCGACTATTATCTGCCGAAACTCGGTACGGCCGTAAACTCGGAACTTCTCGAGGGGATCAGCGCTGCCAGTTTCGTGAAGGTGGCTGATACAACTGCCGCGGCCACGCCAGGCAAGGTGGTCGTGCGTGATGCCGAAGGTCAGTTCAAGGCGGTTGCCGGTACGGACGCAACTGACGTTGTCAATCTGGCGCAGATGCAGGCTGCCATCGGTCAAGAAACCGTCTCGCGTACCGTGACGGGGGCTATCACCCTCGCTCTTGCTGATGCCGGTCACATGGTCATGGTGAACCACGCCTCCACCACCGCGCAGGTGGTGGTGACGATACCCACCAACGCATCTGTGGCTTTTCCGGTTGGCAGCTGGGTGGATATTTGCGCCATCGGCGCCGGCGGTGTCAAATTCTCCGTCACAGGCGTGACGTTGAACGGTACGAAGAATGTCATGCCTTCGTACGACGTTCTGCGGCTTCTGAAGACTGCTACGGATACGTGGCTTGGTATTCCGATCGCCAGCAAGAAGCGTTACCCGCAGATCCGGGTCTACAAGAACGCCGGCGGCACGACGCTGGCAAACGCGACCGACGTGGCGATCCCTTTCACCACGGTGGACGCCGCAAACACCTATAATCCAGATGATGAGTGGTTCTCGATTCCAGGTACGGGTCTTCCGACCGCTCGCCGTGTCATTGTGAACAAGGACGGTCTCTACACCTGTGTTTACAACACCAGTGTGACGACCCGAAACCAGAGTTGGGCGAAGCTGTTCAAGCTGACAGCGGACAATACTCTAGGAAACGAAATGGCCGCTGGCCCATCCTTCTGGAATGGTCAGGCCGTTTATCACGGTCGTTTGACCGCTGGTGAATCGATCGGCGGCGTCTTCTACAACGGTACCGGTAGCTCGACAACGGACGAGGCAGATGGTTTGGCTGGTCACCGGCACGACTTGACGATCATTCGCGTAGCCGACTAGTTCGGGAGGCGACGTGATTTCCTTCAGCAGCTCGGGCTCGTTCGACAAAACGATGGCTTGGTTGCGGAAACTCCAGAAGCTGGATATTGGAAAGATAGCGGAAGCAGGGGCGAAACGCGGCGTTCAAGCGCTAGCAGCAGCTACCCCGATTGATTCCGCTCGCGCAGCCAGTTCCTGGGGATACTCGATCCAAAGGACGGCATCGCAGACGACGATCACATGGACCAACTCGGATCTCGAGAATGGTTTTCCGGTCGTTATCATGCTTCAGTACGGTCACGGGACCGGAACGGGCGGATACGTTCAAGGACGCGATTTCATCAATCCAGCAATCGTACCCATATTTGACGAGATAGCCGAGAGCGTTGGGAAGGCGGTGATATCTGCATGAGCGCAATCGAAGAGCGCGTAACAAGGCTGGTGTTCGACACCAGCAAGTTTGGTCCTGCTCTCCAGACGGTGCTCAGTCAGCTGGCGCAGCTGAATCAAGCCCTGAAGATGGACGGGGCTCAGAAGGGCCTTCAAGGCGTCAGCGATGCCGCTAACAAATTCTCGATGGCCGGCATGAAAGATCAGGTCTCGGGGGTTCTGGGGCAATTTAATGCCCTGCAAGTAGCAGCTATCACCGCGTTGTCGAACATCGTCAACAAGGCTGTTGAAGCCGGCACGCAAATCGTAAAGTCGCTAACGCTTCAACCCGTCACCGCGGGCTTCAAAGAGTACGAAACGCAACTCAACGCTGTTCAAACCATTTTGGCGAACACTGGTCTGAAGGGTGCCGAGGGACTTGCGAAAGTCAACTCGAAGCTCAATGAACTGAATGAATATTCAGATCAGACGATCTACAACTTCACCGAAATGGCGAAGAACATCGGTACCTTTACGGCTGCCGGTGTGGACCTTGACAAATCCACTGCAGCGATCAAGGGTATTGCCAATCTTGCCGCTATTTCCGGCTCGAATTCCATGCAGGCTTCCGCAGCGATGTACCAGCTTTCACAGGCATTGTCTGCCGGAAAAGTCTCGCTGGAAGACTGGAATTCTGTCGTCAATGCCGGTCTGGGTGGTAAAGTCTTCCGCGATTCGTTGGTCGAGACGGCTCGCGTACACGGCGTCAAGGTCGACGAGATCATCAAGAAGCAGGGATCGTTTCGAAACAGCATTCAAGAAGGCTGGATCACCACCGATATTCTGGCTGAGACGCTGGCTAAGTTCACTGGTGACTTGTCGGAAGAGCAACTGAAGTCCTTGGGGTATACCAAG